TAACATTCATCATGAAAGACCCAACTGACCAAATATTTGCCGCAGCAGCGACAGTATTAGGCACACCAGTTAAGTACAGCTAATGATAAATGGTTGGCTAAAAGATGTGGCAGAAACAGCTGCAGTAACTATTGATACTTTAGAGAAAAAATCTCAAGAAAGAGGTACAACTACTTATGCCGACGAAAGAGTACAAAGCTTGTGCATGGGTTACTTATATCTATTGAATTTGTGCGATACTTACGAACTACTAGAGAGGCGTGACTTAGAAACGCTTACGGATTTAATTAAAAAACATACGACAATTCACTAAATGTTAGATATAAGCAGAACAGATGTACTTAGTACAAACATTATGGAGTTTGATGTAGCCGATAGGTTCATTAAACTTCCCATAACTCAATATATGGACTTATTAGGTATTACACCTAACAGTTCACAGATGGCATTAATCAATGCTGTCAACAGCCCAAAATATAGATTCGTGTGTGCCGCCCTTTCAAGGCGTCAGGGAAAAACGTATATCACAAATGTTATCGGACAGCTTGTGTCTCTCGTGCCAGGCTCCAACATATTAATTATGTCACCGAATTACTCTTTATCTCAGATTTCTTTTGACCTACAAAGAAACTTAATAAAACATTTTGATTTGGAAGTTACAAAAGATAATGCAAAAGATAAAGTTATAGAACTATCTAATGGTTCTACTATAAGAATGGGTTCAGTAAATCAGGTAGACTCTACGGTGGGTAGATCTTATGATTTAATCATCTTTGACGAAGCTGCCCTAGCTGATGGAAGAGATGCTTTCAATGTAGCGTTAAGACCTACACTAGACAAAGAAAACAGCAAAGCAGTATTTATTTCAACCCCAAGGGGACGAAACAACTGGTTTGCTGAGTTCTGGAACAGAGGTTTTAGCAGCGAATTCCAAGACTGGTGCTCTATAAAAGCCACTTACCACGAAAATCCTAGAATCAGCGACAATGACATACATGAAGCTAAAAAAGCTATGTCATCTGCTGAATTTGCACAGGAGTATATGGCTGATTTTAATACTTATGAAGGTCAAGTATGGAGTTTCAACTTTGAGACTCAGGTAGGAGACTTTGAGCAGCTAGATACTAGAAACATGGATGTTTTTGCAGGACTTGACGTGGGGTACAAAGACCCTACAGCTTTTTGTGTAATAGCATATGATTGGGACGCTCAGAAATACTACCTTATAGATGAGTACATGGACGCTGAAAGAACCACTGAACAACATGCTACAGAAATCTACAGAATGGTGCAGAAGTATAGCATTGACTATATTTATATAGATTCCGCAGCTCAACAAACTAGATATGACTTCGCGCAAAACTATGATATATCTACTATTAATGCAAAAAAATCTGTCTTAGATGGAATAGGACAAGTAGCGGGTATAATTGATAATGATACATTACATATTGACCAAAGATGCACTAACTCCCTATCAGCAGTAGACCAATATCAATGGGACCCAAACCCTAATTTGCTTAAAGAAAAGCCAAAACACAATATGGCAAGTCATATGTCAGATGCGTTAAGATATGCACTGTATACATTTGAGACATCTGCCAATACATTTTAATTTAACAACCTACCAAAAAATTGTTCTTGACAAAAAGGTGAAATTTTGGTATAATTTTCAGTAATAGGAATTTATGGATTTAAAAAGAGATTTAGTCAAGTACGTACGGGACAAAGCCAAATCAGGTTATCAAAAAGAGACCCAGTGCTATATTTGTGGAGAGACAGAAAACTTAGAGTTTCACCACTACTACGGAATGACTGAGTTACTATACACTTGGATGAAGGTTAACAAAATTACGATTACCTCAGCCGATGAAATAATGAATCTTCGAGAACAGTTTATAGAGGAACACCTCACTGAAGTATATGATGAAGCAGCAACACTATGTAAAACCCATCACATAAGATTGCACAGTATATATGGAAAGAGACCAAAATTAGCAACAGCAATGAAACAAAAACGATGGGTGGAGATACAGAGAGACAAATATGGCATGGTATGATAGAATTTTAGGCATTGATAGAGAGGAGAAGTTAAATTCTGCTCAGCCTTTTATCGGCCTAGAAGAAGGACTAGCAATAGATACTCGTGAGAAGAAAGATAATTATCGCTCAGCTTACGAAGAACTAGAAGTAGTCAATAGAGCCGTTAACATGATTGTTGACGATAGCGCTGATATACCTTTTGACGTTGGAGAAAAAATACTAGGTATTACTCCAATAGTTCAAAATGTTCGTAGAACTAAAGTAGATTTGCTCTTAAATAAAGAGCCAAACCCGTTTCAGGATATCAATAGTTTCAAAAGAAATTTAATTATTGATTTACTGATAGATGGTAACATCTTCATATACTTTGATGGTGCCCATCTCTATCATCTACCTGCACAAAACGTTACCATAGAAGCTGATACTCAGACCTATGTAAACAAGTATGTATATGATGGTCACATAGACTACACTCCTAGAGAAATTATACATATTAAAGAAAACTCATTTCATTCAATCTATAGGGGTGTACCTAGACTAAAAGCAGCATACAGAACAATGTATCTTTTAGATAGTATGAGAAAGTTCCAAGATAACTTTTTCTTGAATGGAGCAGTACCAGGATTAGTACTAAAGAGCCCTAACACACTTTCTGACAGAATTAAAGAAAGAATGTTACAAGCGTGGTCTACTAGATACAATCCAAAAAATGGTGGCAAAAGACCACTAATACTAGACGGCGGATTAGAAGTAGATAGTTTAACTAAAGTAAACTTCAAGGAACTTGACTTCCAACCGTCAATAGCAGCAAACGAGAAAGTAATATTAGAAGCTATGGGTGTACCACCAATCTTATTAGATGGTGGAAATAATGCAAACATTAGACCTAATCATAGATTGTATTATTTAGAAACCATACTACCTATAGTTAGAAAAATGAATCATGCATTAGAAAGATACTTTGGATTTAAAATTACAGAGGAGGTACATGGAGTACCAGCTTTGCAACCAGAATTAAGAGACCAAGCAGCATACTACTCAACGCTAGTTAACACAGGTATTATGACACCGAATGAAGTAAGGGAAGCTATGAATATGGAACCACTAGATGGACATAATGACTTAAGAGTCCCAGCAAATATAGCGGGTAGTGCAACTAACCCCGAGGAGGGTGGGAGACCACCTGAAGAAACAGAGGAAGAAACAAATGAATAAACCAGCAATTTTAAAACAGCTAATGGAATACTTTAAAACAAAAGGTAAAGTACTTACAATAGATGAATATAAGGCAGCAACTGACGCTCCAATGCGTTTCATGGCTGCAAAAAGAGCTTTCGGCTCTTGGGCAAGAATGACACAGATGGTAGAGCACAAAATGCAAATGGATAATGTTAGCATGGAAGCTCCTAAACCTGCCCCAGAACCAAAGAAGGCCAAGCCAGCTGCTAAACCAGCTGTAAAAGGTAAGTAATATGTCAGACAAAATTTTTCATTGGTCATCAACTTTTAAAACACTAGGCGAAGACGACGACGGAAGTGTAAATATTAAAGGATATGCAAGCACTAACCATAGTGATCGAGCAGGTGATTCAATTAATCATGACGCATGGGTCAAGAATGGTGGACTGGAGAACTTTAAGGGTAATCCAATTATTCTATTCAACCATGACTATAACAGACCAATAGGTCGTGCAACTTCATTAGAAGTAAGCGACAAAGGCCTCGAGCTTGGAGCAAGAATCTCTAAGTCCGCAGGTGAAGTAAAAGATCTTATTAAAGATGGCGTACTTGGAGCATTTTCCGTGGGTTTCCGAGTCAAGGACGCTGATTATCTAAAGGAAACCGACGGATATCAAATAAAAGATGCTGAACTATTCGAAGTGTCAGTTGTGAGTGTACCTTGCAACCAGGCAGCCATGTTCTCGATTGCGAAATCATTCGATTCTCAATCTGAATATGAGGAATGGAAAGCGGACTTTAAAAATGACGTAAAACAGGCTCATGATATTACAGCAGTAAATACTGGTGAAATTGATGCGCCACAAGCCGTGGGTAAAACCACTCAACAGGAGAGACATATGTCTACAGAAAAAACTACTCCAAATGCTGAGTTTGACTTAAAAGCATTCGCGGAAGAGGTGGCAAAATCAACTGCTGCTAAAATCGCAATGCAACAAGCAGAAACAAAAGCAAAAGAAGTAAGCGACGCCGAAGAAAAAACTGTGCAACTGGAAACAGAAGCAGTGGAAAAAGAAGCCGAGCAACAAAAGGTTAAAACTATTGTCAAAGCCGGCATGTCAGGAGCAGAACAGCTCATCAATGACGTTGAAAAACGCGTTGCAGAAAGACATGGTGACTTAGAGTCAGTAGTCAATGAACTACAAAAAGATCTAGCTGATAAGAAAGATGAGATTAACGCTATGCGTGAGTCAAAAAGACAATTTTCAGATAGAGGAACCAGTGACTGGCAAAAAGCATTCCAAAGCGACATTGATGACGCTTGGGTAATGGGACTTGCTACTGGTAAAGGCTGGAATACTAAAATGGCCCAAAACACTATGGAAAAAGTTAATGCTCATTCAGGCGTTGGCGTTTCATCAGCTGATTTTGAACAAACAGTATCCACAAATATCGAAAGAGATATTCAATTAGAGCTCGTATTAGCACCGTTATTTAGAGAAATCCAAATGACTTCAGCTACTCAGATTCTACCAATCATGCCAGACGCAGGTTATGCTGAATTTACAGCTAACCAAGTAGCTTCTGGATCTTCCCCTCATGGAAACTTAGAGGAAAGAGGAGATACTTATGATGGTACATATTCTGGTATTGATATGACTGAAAGAACTCTATCAACCAAAAAGCTTATTTCACAATCATACTTAGGTAATGAAACTGAAGAAGATGCAATCCTACCGATTCTTCCTTTAATTAGAGAGTCTATCGTTAGGTCTCATGCAAGAGGTATTGAAAATGCACTACTATTGGGTAACCATGCAGACGGCGTTTACGGTACATCTGGAGCAGCTTTCGAAGGACTAGTCACAATGGCTGGTGCTAACAAAACTCAATCCGGTACTGCTTTTGCATCAGAATCTTTAACAGCTTCAATGCTATTGAATGCTAGAAAGAAAATGGGCAAATGGGGTATGAACCCTAGAGATGTAATATACATCGTTAATTCAACTGAGTACTTTAACCTACTATCAGATGCAGAATTCCAAGATGTCAACTTAGTTGGCAACATGGCAACTAAACTGAATGGTGAAATCGGAGAAGTCTTCGGTTCTAGAGTTATCGTTTGTGACGAGTGGAAAGCTCCAGCTGTAGGCAAATTCTTTGCTTTAGCTGTGAACACGAAGAACTTTGTAATGCCTAGATTAAGAGGTGTTACTATTGAGTCTGACTACGAAGTAGCAAACCAAAGAAGAGTATTAGTCGCTTCGCAAAGACTAGGTTTTACCGACCTTATCGATGCTTCAACAGCGTGTCATACACTTCAGTACAAAGCTAGTTAATAGCTTTTTGAATCCCGTGGTGGGGTACGCCCCACCACATTTTTTAAAGGAAAATATATGGCAGATTTAGTAACATTACAGCAATATAAAGACTTCGCAGGATTGCAAAGTTTAAAAAATGACGCTCGTATAAATATAGTTATCGACCAAGTTTCCCAACTCGTAAAGTCTTATTGCGGGACTACTATCATAGATTATGCTAGTACAAATAAAACTGAATATTTTAATATAGGACTAGGCGTTGACAGAATCATCTTAGAAGAGTCACCCCTAATTCAAGTCGTATCAGTAGAAGAAAGAACAAGTCAAGCTGACGCATATGTTACACTAATTACAGAAAATTCTGACAGTAGTGGTAAATATGAATATATAGCAGACATGGAATCCGACAGCATTGTAAGAACAACTAGTACAGGTACTAAAGCTTTTCCAAAAGGAATGAAAGCAGTAAAGGTTGTTTACAAAGCAGGATATACAAGTACTCCTGACGATTTAAAACTAGCAGTATTTGATTTAATTAAATACTACATGAAAGATGAAAGAAAAGAAAGAATGCAAATAGCAGGAGCTAGTGTAGAGAATCAAACCTCATCATCATTAGCAGGTAATATAGGATTCCCAGACCATATCAAAAGGATATTGGATATGTATAAGATTTATAGCTAATGGCTAAAAGTACTATTAAGTTAACAAAACTTCAAGGT